GGTTGCTCGGTAGGATTAGGATTGTAGTTAGGATTTTGTATATTATTTTCACTGTATTCTTTTTTAAGATCTGCTATTTCCTGCTGACCTTGCGTATATTGCTTTTGAGCTTCCTTTAAAGAATCATACCATGCACCTGCATCCTTAAAGTTTTCAGGAATCTTATCTCCTGAGTTCTGTACATAGGTTTCAAAAGCTTGACGCTCTTGTAATGCTTGCATATCCTCACTATTAGATAAAGGATCTTGTGCTATCTGTTGCATTTGCTCTACTGTTGCATCCGGAGTAGCTGTTGCGCCATCTGTAGTTGAGTTTTCTGCTGAGTATATTTGTTCTTCTTGGTAACTTGGTTGTTCTGCCATTTGTTTATCTCCTTACGATAATTCTGTTCCCCAGAGTCAAAGGATTTGAGTTAGGAGACCTACGCCCCCTGAAATTACTACTGCAATACCTGCAGCCCACATAGCTGCTTTAGTTTGTAATACTACAATATTTTTTTCTATCTTAGCTAATCTTTTATCCATTATATCTAATCTACTATTAGTTCTTTCGAGTTCATTTATTACTAGGCGTTTGTATTCTGTCCACCCATTACTATTTTCATTGTGTGTTTCCCAAGCGTCTGGTGGTGGCATCTTATCTACTCTCTTAGCCCTATTACATCTTCCGCAGAATGATCTACTGTAGATCCTGTTTGGATCCCTGTAGATTCTATTTCGTATAGTTTTCCTACGGACAATTGCTTGAATGTTCCCGCAGTACCATCTCTATCTAGGTTTATTATATTAGCTTGCGGAGCATTTATATATTTATCTTGTAATATTTGAACAATACTAGCTCTATTAGCATCACTTAGTTCTGATTCCCATAGGATAAATTCTGTCATATGCCCCAATAGACTTTGGTTATACGCAGTTCCTGTATATCTTCCACCTATGATTAAGTTATCATCATCATCAGAATCTAAATCAGCACTATTAGATACACTAGAACCATCTGTACTGCCATTCAAATATATCTGTACATTATTACCAGAATCTCTAGCAACACCTACTATATACCATGTATCATATGCAGGAGTTGTAGCACTAACAGGGTCAGTTCCAGCTATTGAGAAAACAATTTTTCCGGGATTAGAACCAGCTGCATCAGATGCTCTGTACCAAGCCCAGTTATTTGCAGACTTATCTCTTGCTGCTATATGTTGATACACATTACCGTTATCTACAAACTTAACTACAGCCATCATTTCGAATTCACCTGTTCCTATGTTAAATGTAGTACTATCATTAACGGTTATATAATCTGTATTAGTATCAAAATTGTAATAACTATACCCATTAGGACCTCCAGAAGCTTGATATGAAGTTCCGGTAGTAGCACCATGATCACCTGTGGCTCCTCTATCATCCCAACGAGAAGAAGACATACCAGAATATGTACCAATACCTTGATCGTTACTTGAATACCATATCGAGGGAGTTGCAACTGATCCCGCTGTTGTTGTTTCTGTATAGTTACCTGATCCTATATACAAAGCATCGAATGGTGGTGAATACACAGTACCTTTAGCTAAAGCTGTAGCCTTTGTATACTTAGGCATATTGAGAACCAGTATCAAGACGTATAATGTCTGTAGCAGAAGTACCTGTAGACCAGATTACTTTTGCAGATAGTTCGTACATAGTACCTGATATTGTATTCTTAAAAATAACACCTGCAGTATCTCCTGATAGAGTTAGTTTTAGATCTCCGCCAACACCAACATATATAGCATCTAAAGATGTCCCAAAACGTGTATCTAATTTCTGATCATCCTCATCATTCAAATCTGTTGTTGCTGCGCTAGTCATTTTTGCCATAATAATAGTCCTTAAATTAAATATGAATAGCCCATTTGAAACCTTATAGCGGTACCAAGGGCATTCCCTGCGGAGTTTATACCAATACGGTAATAGGGTGAGCGAAACAAGGATAGATCTACTAAGTATACTTTGTAACCAGTAGCATCTGGATCAATATCAGTAGTCACTGAGATATAATCTTGTCCTGTATTTTCATGGGCAGACCAGTTAGTACCGTCTGGTGACAGTTCTAAAAACATATCACATACTACATCGGCACCTGCTTCATCTATATTTATAAATACTAATACTTTACTACCACTTAGTTTTGTTGTCGATGGAATAGCTGATGTTACATAGGCTACACTATCTGATGCCAATGTTCCATTAAGTCCTTGTGTTACAGAGACATAAGAACCATCGCCTACAGTTACAGGAGTCCATCCAGTAGTTATTGTTATTTTTGTTGTCATGGATTATTTCCCCTATTACGGCAATCGAAAGAATGTATCATTAGTATGCCTTCTTTACTTTCTTACCCGTTTTCTTAGCCATCTTTTTAGCGGCTGATTTTCCCTTTTTAGTATAAGGGAATTTTTTCTTTCCTACTTTAGGCATTGTAAAGCCTCCTTTCTAACTAGGACTATTTCCTTGTGTTGTCCAAAATTCTTTTTCTGTGGGTTCTATATACGATACAGGATAAGAATAACCTATATTAAACTCTAAAGCTCCTAAGTCTTTTGCCTGTGAATTCAGACCAAAGCGAGCATATGGTGCTTTAATATACGATAGGTCTGCTTTATAAACAAGATAACCCGTTGTTTCTGTATCTATATCATCTGCTATTTCTACACCCGTAGTTGCCTTTTCTAAATGTGAATATTTTGTCCAATTAGTACCATCTGGTGAGAATTCTACAAACATATCTACACTAGTACCCAGAGCAAAACTAGTAGCATTGACTGAAGTAGTAGCATCAAAATTTGTACTTGTAGTAATAGTAGTATTACCCGAAGTTCCATATGTATCTTGTCTTAGTGTTACAACAGCTCCAATTCTTGATGCTGTTATAAGAATAGGATTAGCATTTACTGCCACAAGAAAGTTTTCGGCTGCAGTATCTGCACTTGTTACTAGAAGAAACTCATTCGTTAATGCAACAGTTGTAGCATTACGTCCAGTAAATGTTGCAGAGGTGCCAGCAGCATCTATTAAAGTTATAGTACCTCCGTCTACAGAATTATAACCACTAATAAAGTTTGTTTTTGTCATACCAGCAGTTCCACTGTCTGTTAGAGTAACGACGGTTGCTCCAGCAGCACCTATTGTTGCTTGGGTTATAGTTACAACTGCCCCATCTACCGTAGCAGTAAACCTAGATCCAGATGGACCCGATGAGGTGTTGATTACATTCATCAGATTAGTAGCGGTAACCTCGTTGGAGTCTGTGGCTTCCCACGTTCCCGATACCGAACTTTGATCCCCCACATAGAAATTGTAGTTGGTGGTATCAGTAGCGATTAGGTTTACGTTGTCGCTTCCTGCCAATCCGTCACCGTTGAGTTCAGTAAAGTCTGTAATAGTAACGGTTGCGGTATTATTACCATCAAAGGTTAACGATTCAAGAGCCTTACTACGTATAGTAGAAGCAGTAGCACCTGATATATTAACAAAAGCTACTATTGATTTACCATTCATTCCCTTTCGTACTAAGTCTACTGGAGCTGTAACAAATGTATTAGTAGCGTCTCCATCTGATCCTGGATCTACGGTACCACCAGTTGTTAGAGTATATCCTCCTGGACCACCCCCAGGGTCATGACCCTTACCAATATCTATACTAGCTTCTGTTTTAATGATTATATAATAAGCCATGTTAAACCTGTCCACCAATTTGTTCTAAGACTTCAGCTATGCCTTCTCCACCAGTTTGTTCCATGTCTTGCATAGCAGCTTGTTGCATTCCTTGCCCTACCATTTGGCTCATCATAGCTTGGTTTTGAGCTTGTGTTTGCATTGCAGTAGCATGCTCTGCTTGCTGCATTTGCTCATCGCGTACAATATCTTCGGATTTAACCCAATTCTCTGCATTGAAACCAAGGGCAGTAATAAGAGCACGACCATATTCATCCCACCTAAAGGTACTTGAGGCTTGTGGCGGAAGGTTGCGAACCATCTCTCCCATTTGCATTAGCTTCTGTAGATCAGAGTCTCTTGATAAAGCCTGTAGACCTGTAACAATTTCTATTGTTAAGTCCCCATCTTCAGTAAACTCTTCTGACATACGTGGATCAATCTCACCACTAGCAAGCATTAAGAAGATACTACGACTAATGATGGGGTGCATTAAGCTTCTCGCAATAGCTGAGAAAGCACCACCTAGAACATGTTCAAGTTCTTGACCAATCATTCTAACAGCCGTAGCTGTAACTCGTTCACCCTTAGGCATACTAGCAGAGTCCATTAAGAAAGCTTGACCAAGCTGCTGCCTCATTTGAGATACACCTGTTTGAGTAGAGTTAATCTGGGGTGACATAGTACCTGATGGCGATATAGTAAAGACATCTTGTTGCCTTGCTCCTATAATAGCACCATTTCTAGCACCAGCAATATCATTTATTTCTGTAATACCAGAGGGGTCTACACCTACCCAGAAAGTAGAACCTGCAGCAATACCCTGTATCAATCCCTCGGTAAAAGCTTCGAGTGTTTTAATATCCCCAATTAAATCCTCGCAATGAGAACGTCCATAGTTTTCACCTGCTACTCCAGTCCATCTAAGAACAATGTAAGGGTTTGTAGTATACTCACCACTCTGTATTACATTACCTTCAAGATCTTCTTTACGTACATTCCATATCTCTTTCTTCTCATCGTAAGTTAGTCTACAATATATTGTTTTATATCCATTACGTTCTAAAGCACCTGCATCTCCTGAGAATAATTCATCAACAGCTTCTTTGTTGTCTGCTGCTTGGAATTCTAGATGAATAATTTCTTTAATATCACCTTGAACATCTCGTCTACAGACATACTGATCTACTCGTAAGATACGAAAAGAGAAGTCATCTTCCATTACTAATAAAACATCACCTACAACAATCAGGTGTTGTAATACTTGATAGAGAATATCTCTTAGATTTTTTGATGCTAGTTTATTATATACCTGATAACTTAAAGATTCTAAATAAGCCCTAACTTCAGGATCTGGTTGTACACCATTCTTCAGTTCAAACTTGAAGAATGGTGTATCATTAAGAGGCAGTAAAGCACTGAGCATTCTACTAGACATAGAAGTTACACCTCTGGCTGCTACAGAACTAAATGGCTGAGGTAACTGAGTCTCTTCTGTCCACCCAAGGGGTGGAAGTAATGAAGGAACAGTTAGAGATGCGGCATACCGCGCTCTCTCAAGTTTTACTGTTCGTTTAGAGTCTAGCTTTTTGTAACGATCAGCAATCGTTTTCTCTGGTAGCTTGGACATTACTCTGGTCTTTGACCTTCATAAAGACTACCATAGAATCCTGTAATAACATTATCAATATCGCTATCAGTTCCTTCGTTATACATCATAGCTTCGCTCTCTTGTTGAGCAGCATCTTCCATGGCTTGTGCCTGGGATAGTAACTCTTGTTCTTCACGTCGCACATTTACGGATTGTGCCTGTTCCATAGCAAGTCTTTCTTTATCCATGTCCATAATATCAGCTTGGCGTTGCGCAAATAATTCGTTATTTCTTTCGTTTTGCGCTTGCATAATCTTTATCATCTCATCATTATTAGCTGCCATACCTCCGCCATAATTAATCTTAGGTGTTTTAAATAGTGCGCTCATATATTACCTCCTTAAGCGGGTCTTCCCCAAATGTTAGGAATAGCAGCAGCTGTTACTCGTGTACCCCTAGCCTTACGTCCAGTAATACGTGGTCCAGTAGCTCCCATACTTCCAAGCATACCAGCTTCACCACCAACTTTACTTAGAGCTAAAGATTCACCAAGCCTACCTTGACTTAGATCTCGCCGTGCTCTAATTCCAGCGACTCTAGATTTCATCATTTGTTTTGCAGATTCTGCTGTCTGTATATTCATACGTTCTTCTTGAGCAAACATCATACCCTCTAAATCTGACTTAAGTTTAGAACTTGATTCCTGCCAAGCACTAGTCATATCTGCCATTTGTTTTTCCCAGTCAGTCATCTGTTCTTTTCTTGCAGCAGCAGCAGCCTCTTCAGCTTTTCTAACATCTCGACGAGATGCAAGCATACCTACTCCACCTAAGCCGGGGATAATATCAATAACCTTCTGGAGTTTGGAACCAAGTTGATCCTTTATATCATCTAGGCTATTAACCTTTTTCCATACATCCTCAAATTCACCGGGTATAATATCCTCGGTAATCTTGTCTTTTAGTTTTGCAAAAGAATCTTCAACCCTACCGGGTAATTTTTTTAGATCATCTAAACTATTTACCTTTTTGTAAAGGTCCTTAATTTCATTAGGAATAACACCCTTGACTACTTTCTCTAGTTCATCCATGCGCCTTAGTTCCTTGGGAATAAAGGTTCTTTTGAAATCTTCAAGGCTATTAATCTTTTTATAAACATCCGTAAGTTTTCCCGTCAATTTCTCTTGCATTTGTGTAAACTCTCTAGGAATAAAAGTTCTTTGAAAGTCATCAAGGCTATTCATTTTTTTCTGAACTTCTTTAAACTTTTCTTGCATCCTTTTAGGAAGTTTTTTTAGGTCATCAAGGCTATTAATCTTTTTGTAAACGTCCTTAAGTTCGTTAGGAATTATTTTTTTGATTGAACTTTCTATCTTTGATTGGACTTTCTGAAACTCTCTAGGAATAAAAGTTCTTTGAAAGTCATCAAGGC